AATAGTTCAAAAATTTTATCTCCTATCCATGCAAGGATAGTTCCACAAGCAACAAGAAATGAAAGCCCAGCCATTGTTTTTTGCCTAAAACTTTTGCTTAATTTGGCTTCTTTTTCAACATTGGTAAGCCTATCAACTATGCCTTTGCTACCAAATTCATCACCTAATAAAGCAACGTAAATTTTATCAATCTTTTGTTCTAGGCTTTCACTTTGTTGCATTGCATTACTTTTTAATGGTTTCTTTAGGTTTGTCAGCCACTAACTTTGCGTTATTGTAAAGCGGTGCTAAAATGCTTTGCAACAATAGCTTACCCGTTGTAGTATTGCCGTTGATGTTTTCTTGAATTAATGCCACTACATTTTTAAAAGTAGTAGTATCAATAGTAATTTGAAGCACCAAAGAATCTTGCTTTTGCGCTTTGGTTGTTGTGGCGGCAAATAATGCGGCGATAAATAATAGTTTTTTCATGTTATTTTTTTTGCAAACCTAAGTATTTTAAGATATAATCGTCAATAATTGTATCATTTAACCACGCAACTATTACCGCGTTTGGGATTTGAATGTTCATTTGCCCTATGCTTTTTGCTTTACGGTCGTATAATTGAATGTAAGAATTTGCTCCGCTTGTATCGTGTCTTGGGATGCCTAATACCGTCCAACTAACTTGATACACCGTATCTTTAAGCAAAGCATTGTAAAGCACTGGCTTTACTTGTATTGCATTTGCAACGGTATCTACTTGTTGTGCTTGTGTTGATGTTGCTGCGAATAATGCAGCGATAAATAGTACTTGTTTCATATTTGTGTTTGGGGTTTAAGGTAATATATATTGAAATGAGAATGAAATACTAGCCGTACTTGTTGTTCTAGGGTAAAAAGAAATGTAAGCAACATTGCCTATTATGCTAACAGAAACAGGTCTATAACTATCATTATTTGTAGTTGTAGATCCGCCATCAACTAAAGTACCGCTTCCGCAATATGGTTGTGTTCCTGCATCTCCCCATCCCGAAGGAAGGTTTATTCTAAATTCTGTATAAGTGTTTGCAGTTGTAGGATTTATTTGTATAGCACCTTGTGCTACAACAACATTTCCTACCCTTGTAAATGTTGGAAAAACGCTTGTTACTCCTGAAAAATTAATTCTATCTGAAACCGTTGCAGTATATTGACCACCCTTTACATTATCTGCAACTCCGTTGATTCCTAATGTACTACTAAACGTAGCTGCGCCTGTGGAGGCTATTCTAAATCGTTCTACTCTTGCCCCTGAAACCGTAGGTGCTACAATAAAAGCGCCATTTTCAGCACCCGCAGTATTTCCTTCAATTATACCACCTATATAAACATATTCAGAACTATTAGAAGATGAATTGTTCATATTAAACGCCAATCCATTTCCATTACCTACTGTATTTATTCCCCTATAAAATATACTACCGCCATAAGTTGCAGAATTAGCAGAAGATGTTACCGTAAAAATAGAAGGCAAAGCACTAGAAACAGCCAAACCAAATGAAGCACTTGCGGTTTGTCCTATGCCTACGTTCCCACTAAACGTAGCTGCGCCTGTGGATGATATGGTTAATATATCACTAGTTGCATCACTAATTCTATAAAATACTTGTCCATTATTTGTAGAAGTAATACCCGCTTTCCAAACAGTAGTACCATTAGACTTATAATCAATAAATGCAGGAGCAATTTGACCACCCCCATTTGGAGTATTTAGTGTTAATGTAGTAGAATTTGAAACACCAAAACCACCACCACTTCCTATCGTAACATTTGATGTGCTATTTACTCCATTTGTAAACGTACCATTTGTTGCCGTTACAGTACCATTAAACACCATATTAGTAGTGCCTGTTGGGTTATGCATTATAACTGTTGTTGCACTATTAACTAATCCAAAGTCTGCATAAGAACCCGCCCCTGCTGTTATTAACGTTCCCCAAAAACCACTGTTTGATAAAGTGCCGTTTCCTCCTACGTTGTAACTATTAGCACTCACACTCCCACTCACCTGCAACCTCGCACCATTATCTGTTGTTGTGCCTAAGAGTAGGTTAGAAGATGAATTTAATCTAAAACCCTCATTTCTTACGCTTCCATTGTTAGTTGTATAAAATACTAAATCTCCACGCTCTGCACCTGCTGTATTTGTTGTAATTATTGTTCCTAAGTAAGCAGTTTCTGTATTTGCATTTGATGAATTCCACATTCCTAACGCAATACCAACTCCATTTCCTACTGTATTTGACTGTCTAAATATTTGTGAAGCACCATAAGTAGGAGTAGATGCATTTGAATTACTTACAACTCTTAAAGGAACTGCACCTAATACATCTAAAGTAAAAGCAGAAGATAAATTAGTACCTATCCCAACATTAGTTCCATTATCAAAGATTTGACTATTCCCTATTGTACTTGCACCTGTAAACTTAGGTAGGTAGTTAGTAGTGCCTGTACCTGTTACAGGGTTGGTTAATACGCTTTGGTATTGCGGAATATTTAAAGTAGAGCCTACTAATGTAGCCGCCCCACTTGTGCCTGTGGTTGTTAAGGTTAAAATGTTTTGTTTTGTCTGAATCCTACTTTGTACGTTGGTAAGTGAATCGGTAAACCTTTGAACCCTTGTGTAAGGCAATAGCATAGCCGCCGTATCGCTTATATTTAGTTTCAAAGCATTTTGTGATGTAGTAGTATAAGTATTGTTATCAACGCTTCCATCCGCTTTTAAAAACTGTGATGAAGTGCCACCGTTCTTTACTAATGTAGTAGCTTCCAATGTACCTGTAATCGTTGCAGCATTGCCACTCCCGCTTGTTTTGTTTACTATTAAACCTTCCCCATTGCCGCCTTTGGTAATATTTAAAGCAACTCCACTACCAGATCCATGATTGATTATAACATTACCAGAATTTCCAGATACATTAAATGTTTTTTGACCCGTTATGGTTTGGCTTGTAGTTAAATCAACAAAGTTTTGTGTTGATGACCCCGTACCTCCATTTGCTATTGGAACTATTGAAGTTGTTCCTAATACACCTGCACTTGTATTTGTAACAATACCCGCAGTTGATAAACTGTTTATACTGGTAACACCTGCGCTGCTAATTGAAATTGCATCAACATTATTGCCAGATGTATTTGTTACACCTAAAACCATATCGTTGCCAGTAAACGACAAATGATTGCTAGTTGATTTTATATAGCTACCATACAATATTCCAGACCCAACTGAAGTTCCTATTTTCAAAAAATCAGTACTAAGGCTATTTGTGTTTTTTCTTATATTTAATTCCTGACTTAGAGATATACCTGCATCGGCTTGTATTCTTAATACGGACAAGCCTGCGCCTATCCTCATACTATCTCCAAATGCTTTAATCCCAAATACCGTTTGCGCCCCAAATGTTCTAACTACTTGGTTTAACAATCCCGTTGTATCGCTATCCCTAAAGTAAGGCGCTAACATACTAGCCGTATCGCTTATATTCACTTTGGTAGCTGCAAGGCTATCTAAGCCTTGTTTTAATCTTGCCCTTGTAGTATATCCATTTGCAAATAAAGTGTCGCTAATGAGCTTATATGCGCTTAAATTACCACCTGTTGCAATAGGTCGCCAAAAGCCTCTATATCTATAATACATAACGCTATCCCTTGCAATGGTTAAGGCAATAGTATCAGCCGCCGTAAATTGGCTTGTATCCTTACTACCAATCCCAATACCATTAACAAACTTACTCTTCGCACTAGTTGGCGCAAATTGTGCTTGTGCAACACTAAATAAACATAGTAACCCGATTAAATACTTCATAAACTATTGTATTAAAAAAATGAAACTTTCTCCCTCTGTCGCTGGTATGTATACCGTAGCCGTTCCTGTTGAACTATCCCATGTTATGCCGCTATCGTAAGCACCAGCCGCTCCTATTGGTGCAATAACCGAAGCCCCACGCGAAGCATAAACCAAATCCAATCCTGACACTCCGCTAAAAGTGAATGTTGTTTGCCCTTCATTTGCATTTGATTGCTTTACTTGAATAGGCGAACCGCTTATGATAATCACACCGCCTGGAGTTACGCTCGTTCCGCTCAATGTATATTCTTCTACTCCTTTAAGGCTTACGGCATAAGTAGCCAAATCCTCATAAGGGCTACTAATTGTTAAGCTATTAATCCACACATTACCCGCAAATATTGTTAAGCCTAATGCCGAACCGTTATCAATAACAAAGCGAATGCTAAATACATCTCTATTTTTTATCGCTCCCAATAAACTTAAATAATTATATTGGTCATTTAATATAACCAATCCATCGCCCTCAATAGTCCAACGCCCAATATTTGGTTTACTTTTCTCCCAATAAGCGGAAGTCTGCGAAGTAGTTATTTTTTCATCTATTTCAATGCTTAAATCACAATTGCGCATACAGGCAAAGGGGATGTCAATATCTAAATCGTCATCGTGCTTATAAAGCATTACATTATTTCCAATTATCGCGTTTGCCATACTGCAAATTTACATTTTTTAACCACATGGACCACCATAACTTATCTGTTCTATTGTTGCAGGTGTGCCGTTTCCAAAATAAGGCAATAATGAACCAAATTGAATACAACCAATAATTGTATTAGGACCTATTCCGCCACTAAATTCTATTACAGAACCGCCTTCGCAAAGTGCATAAGATATATCACCCGCTACAACTACTTCAAAAGTTGCACCAGCAACGCAATTGGTTGTTGGTTCTGTTCCTTTGGTTCTATTTACATAAGTAGTTGTTATTGTTGCATTTTGGTCGGTATCTGTTACCTCTAACAAAGTACCTTGAAATTCATTCATATCTAATGAAATAGTAGTGTTTCCAATTAAGTAAACTTTATCTTCTACATTAATTTGCGCGGGGTCTGTGTCGGCAAATGATAATCTATTAAACCCGCTATTTAACCCCTCAATGCTACTATCTATATTTATGATATTTTTACGGTATTGAATTACATAGTTTTTTACCATCAATTCAGCCAATGAGCGGTAAGTATCCGTTGGTCTTTCTAAGTTATACCAATTTACATACATATTGCCGTTGGAATCAGATATGAAACCTTTGTAACTAAATCTACCCAATACGTTAGAATTTACACCAAAAGGAAATTCAACGCTTTTTGTGTATGCTTTTGTATTGTCAATTTTGCTTTCTATAATAACTTCCTTAAAATCAGAATCTACTGTAACTCTAAAATCCCCTATTAATAAATTTTGCCCTGTTGCTGAATCTAAAATAAATCCAACATAAAGAGTTCCAGTTGATGGAGCTTGAAATGAATCAAAATTTTTATTTACAGAAATAGGATCACCGTCTACAATGTAGTAATCTGTAATAGGACCAGTAGCTATTTTCCAAGTTCCTTTTTTAGTTCCAGATGTAGTATTGCTAACATAATATGTATTAATTCCATCATTTAATATCATTACCATTTTGCAAGTTGCCGTTCCAGATGGAGAAGTTGCAGGGGTTGAATCAATTACCGAATATTTAAAGTTTATTATGTCGTATTTTGATATTAAAAATGGTGCTGTAGTTTCTACTTTAGCAAAATCACCAGCACTAAATAATTCTAATTCCCAATAATTAAATTCTTGACCTTGTTTATCTATTAAAAATGCTGCACCACTTCCGCCATTTGATTTAGCCCAACCTGGCGTTGCACCTGTATCAGAAAGTAATTTTAAATTAGCGTTAAATATATAATTTTCAGGAAATTCTATTTTGTTTTTACTTATTATATTATTGAATCCCTTTTTAAATATCTTTATTTGACCGCCTGTAACAAATATCATATCGGTAGGTACATTGCTAATGTCATCCATTGTTCCGCTTGATAATATTTCGCCATCTATATCATATAAAGTATAATATGGGTTTGGTAATGCCATTTGATTGATTTGCCAAATATTCCATTGACCTTTTGCATAAAACAACCTACAACCAAAAGAAAGTAATATATTTTTTAATAAATCTAATGAACTAATATATTCATTGTTTTCTATAATTCCACTAAGTTGTATAAACGATTGTTGGAATGGGTCGAATGATGGGTCATCGTTTCTATCATTCATTGCTTCTGCATAAATACTAACGGAAGCGAAAATATTGTTATCCGTTGGCGTTCCAACATCGGATATTGCTTTGCATAAACAATATAAAATGCTTTTATATACGTTGGTTTCGGTCAATTGCGATTCGCTAAAAGTTATATCTTTCAACATACCTAATCCACAAATAGCATTGAAAAATATAGACTTTATGCCTGTGCTAAAATTAAATTGCACGTCATCCGATAAAACCCATCCTTGCCATTCTAAAGTAGAATCTTTTATTACCTTACAAATGTATTTACGATCATTTAAGGTCGTAAAGTCTGGCATATCTTCTACGTTATCCGTTACATCTAATTCAACATTCACTTGACTTGCATATATCATCTCAAAGGGATCATCGCCTTGCGGTATGTATTGCAAATTAAATGAATCGCAAGGGTACTCAATAACGCTGCCATCATATCCATCTTCCCATAATTCAATGTAGATTTGTTCGCCGCTTTGCGAATTAAATTCAGATAAGTATTTTTTTGCGTATGCCATTTTTAACCTCTCCTTAAACCCATACTTGTACGAGTTCTATTTTGCCCCATTAAAATATTATTGCCCGATAAGAAACCAAAGAAACCGCTTCCGCCACCTTGACTATTAGCAACAGACGCCCCGATGCTGCCTAAAGCGCTACCACCAGCCCCGCCAAATGCACCAGCTACAACACTTCCGCCACCTGTAAAGGCTGCCATAAGAGCCTTAAATATTAAAGCCTTTGCAATAGCCGCCGTTAAATCTAATACTATCTTTTTCAATGTATTTGTAAGCGCTTCGCCCATATCTTGACCATACAATAAAGCGTTACCCATTGAAGTAAATAGACTAGTACCTGCGGTTGCTAATTCGTTAGCCATTGCTTGTTGTTGGTTAAACAATACATCGGCATTGTAATTGGCTAATATAAGCTGCTCTCTTTGCATCAACAAAGAGTTGCCTAATGTCAAATTTTCAAGGCTTTTAACGCCTGTATTCCCTGTATATGGTATTGAAACCAATGAAGTATCAACGGGCTTGAATCCGCTTTTATCTACAACATTTGCAGTTGCTAAATAATTATCTAATGAAGTTGCTTTTAAATTTGTAGCACCACCTTTTTTTGGAGCAGCGCCAAGCATTTGCGCATCATTAAACTTATTTTGCTCTTTAGTTGTTGCATTTAACATATCTTTCATCTTAGAAAGATATTTTGAACCAAAATCATATGATTCAGAAGCCTTATCTACTGCATCAACGGCTAATTTATTTTTAACAATATTTGCAGTAGTAGCATCAGTTAAAGACATTAAAGGAACTACATAATCATTTATTGCTTTACTAACCGCGCCTAATCTATTAGCCCTATCCTTATCGTTTTCAATAGCTATTTTAAATTGCTTTGCTTCTTCTTCTGCTATAATAGTTGAATATGCTTGAATCCTTGCTTTTCGCATTAAAGCATCTGAAAGATTATCAGTTACATTTTTTAAAGATGCGGCATCATTTATATCTACTTTTTGTAATTGATTATATCCTGGATATGCTTCTTTTAATTGATTTAACGCGCGTTTTCTTTCGTCAGTAGAAACGGTTACATCATTTGTAATAGCTACCAAAGATTGTATTGTAGCTATTTCCGCTTTTGCAGAACCCATGCTTTTACTTAATGTATCCGAAAAAGCAGTTTGTGCTTTGTTCAAAGCAACAGTTTCTTTACTAGCAGACATTAAATCATCGCCAAACGTAACCAACAAAGCACTTGCAACCGATAAGGCAACCCCTATACCCGCTGGACCCATCAATCCAGCCCCTAACGCTTTTAATGCCGTTCCTGTGCTTCCTGTTTCAGCCTTTAATCTTTGAAATGATTCTAATAAAGGGTTAAGGTTATTTTGAATACCAATAAACCCATAAGGTGAATCTTGGGCAACCCTTCCTAAATTTGTTAATGCATTCGCGGCTTTTTCAGTTCCTTTTGCCGAATTACTTAATGCAGCATTGGCTTTTGTTGCTTCTTTACTTACATTATTTAACTCTGCAGTAGTTTCTTTTAACCCAGCAATGGCAGCTTTATTGTTAGCCGTTATATCAATCCGTAAAGTTTCATTAGCCATTGCCGTACAATTTTAACATTTTTAATCTTTCATCTTCACTTATTGCTTTGCCTCTTTCTTTCTTTTTATCCCAAACCAACGGCAAAATTTGTTCGGGCGTTTTCTTTTTCTTATCCGCACTATTCATCGCATATTGCATCCAATACAAAAGGCGTGTTTGTTCCCATTTATTACGCGACCTATTTTGATAGCCACGAATAAATAAAGTCAAATCACGCCAATTAATATCTTCCAAATCACTAGGCTTCATCCCCGCCTCGTAGGCGTTTACTTCAATGTCATCCCATGTAAATTGCTCTAACTTTTTTTTTCCGCTTCTTCTTTCTCACTTAAGTTAGTTGTATGCGAAGCAATCACATATTTCAAATAATCCATTATAACTCCTTCTGCTTTTACGCCACCCGCTTCATCTATCCACTCACATACTTCTATTTCACTAAAAGCCCTATCACTTTTTGACTTTGCAGCCGCGTATTCAGCACCAATTAAAAGAAACTCGGTAACATAATTTAATATACTATCACCTTCACTAAGCATTAAGAAATATTCAGTTGGTTTTAGGTTATGCTTTGCGCAAAATTGCTTCATTGCAAAATAACCCCATTTTAATTGAATTGTTCCGCTTGGTAGTTTTAATTCAAACATATTAATAAGTTACGGTTTGCGTAAATGGTGGAGCAGCACAAGTGAAAGTAACGCTAAAGGTAGCTAATTCGTCATCAGCCGCCACTAACTCTAATTCACTAATATAAGCAGTACCGCCATAGGTAACATCTCCTGTTGTTGGTGATGCCTTACCAAATTTAATGCTGATAATTGAACCTTTTGTAAAAATAGAATACAATTCAGCATAACCTTGATTTGTTGGCGTTCCTGTATCTGGATCAATCAAAAATCCTTCTCCTGAAATAGAAGCCTCGTACTTTGCTCCAGGGATTGATTTGTTGCCGCATTTACTAGATGCATCTAAAACGGTTAATGAGTTGGTAATAGTATTGCTAGTTAAGCAAACTACATTTTTGTATGAGCTTCCGCCTGTCGGATCTATCGTTATGATAATATCACGACCGTTTACTTCGTTGTTTGGCATAATAAATTAATTTGTACAAAGATAATTAAATTTGATTTACCAAATGCCTAAATCTTATCAAAGTACGAAAAATATTATCCGTTGGGTTTAA